TGCTCCAGTAGAAGTAAGAGAAGTACAAGATACACTACCACTTGAAATAATTGCATCATTAATAGATAAACCTGTTGAAGTAGAAGTTAAAGTTGTTGATGTTCCTCCATTATTAGATATAGTGAGATTTCCATCAGCCCCCGTTGTATTTGCTATTACTACACCGTAATTAATTGGGGTTGTATTAGAATAAATAGTATAAGGATCAGCTCCTGTTGTTGCTATTCCAAAACTATTTCCTGTAATTGATGCATTAGAAACAATTGGATTTAAAAATGATGCAGTATTAGTATTAGTAGGATTAATTGTAAATGAATTTGTAGAATTACTTATCGTCAAACCGCCTCCACTTTGATTACTATATAATGTTAAATCATTATTTGGATTTGGGTCTACAAACAACGAACCATACTCACCTGTATTCACATTACTGAATCTTAATGTTGCATTAGTCGGAATAGTTGCATTACTCCCCTGAAATGTTTGTATTGTTCCACTTAAAAAAGTATTTGATACATCATTATAAACAGTATTAATATCATCTCCTGCTGGAGCTGTATACTGCTTTGAACCGTCTGGAAATTGAATATAATTAACACCAAATACTCCTCCAATAGCAATATTAGCATTAAAAGTATTTAAATCAAAAAAAACGTTAGAAACATCTGTGAAAGCATAACCAGAAAAATCTTGTGTTCCTGTATACTGCTTTGTTCCATCTGGAAATTGAATGAAATTAACTCCATCAACTCCATTCATAACAATATTTGCTGAAACTCCCACATTCCCTGTTGCTGTTATACTTCTTGTATTAATAGCACCTTGTAAAGTTGGATATTGACAATAGTTAGCATTTAAGAAAGCTGTATCAGCAGAATTAACAGTGGGTGCAACCCAACTTGATGCATTGAAAGTAGAACCTGTATTTGTTGGTCGAGGATATGAAGCCATATTATATAATATTAAGATATAAAAAAAATTTAACTATTTTATTTTTTCTAATATAATTTATATATAATATGTCAAAAAATAAAAAATCTCAAGCAGAATTAATTGATTGGTATAAAGAGATTCCTACTAAGTTTCTTACTAAATCACACAATCCACATTTTAATAAGCATGGAATAAAACTACCATTTAGAATGTTAATTATAGGAGGTTCAGGTAGTGGCAAAACACAGACATTAATGAATTTAATGCATAATATGGATTCTACATTTAATGATATATATGTCATAACAAAAAACAAAGACGAACCCTTATACAATTATCTCGAAGAAAAACATGGTAAGAAAGGTGTTAAGGTAGTAGAAGGCATTGACAAAGCTCCCGACTTAGACAAAGATATTTCAAAAAAGGATCAGACCTTAATTGTGATGGATGATTTAGTCCTTGAAAGAAACCAAAAACCTTTGGAGGAATTCTTCATTCGAGCAAGAAAACAGAACTGTTCCCTAATTTATATATCTCAGAGCTACTTTGCAGTTCCACCTATGATACGAAAAAATTTAAACTATCTAGTTATAAAACAACTTTCTAATCTTCCTGATTTATTTAGAATTTTAAGAGAGTATTCATTAGGTGTAGATAAGAAACAGCTTTTAAAGATTTATGAGAATGCAACAACAGATAATAAACAAGACTTCTTATTAGTTGATTTAGATGCTGAACCTCAAGATAGATTTCGAAAGAACTTTAATGACATTTACGATATTGAACAACCAAAAATAAATTAAATATAAAATTTTCAAGAAATTCTCAGAATTTTTTTTCTAATTAATATTATATATATGTTAATTAGAAACGTTAAGAGTTTTCATGATTTAGAACAACAAAAAAAACTACAGGCAGAAATCCTTCAAATTCAAATAGATAATGAATCAATATTAAATAAAAGAGTAAGTGATTTTAAGAATCCTAATAAACCACCACCTATTCCTCCTCAATATAAAACTGTTTCAGAAATACAAAAAGATTTGATGGAGCAACAAAAACAGATTATACAAAACTTAAGAGATTATGGAATGGATTTTAATGAAGCAGTAAAAGTAGTGAATATGCTACCTCAACTTTTAGGAGGGACTCAAAACTTATACAAATTTAATCAATTCTTCCCAGCAATTAAAGAAAAAATTCTTAAGAATTTAAATCCAAAAGATTTGGATGCACAAACACTTAAAGAGAGGTTAAGAAAGTTCTTTGATGATATTGATTCATCTATTGGTCTTAACTTTGAAGGTATTAGGTCGACAAATGTGTTTAATGGAGATTATAACGAATCTCAACTTATTTTAGGAGCAAAAGAACAATACCAAGGATTATTTGAAACTTTAAGAAAAATTATGGAATACTTCATACAACAAAATCCACCTCCAGAATTGCTAGCAATTTTACAAACATTAGAACCTCAAGTACAAGTAATGTTAGGTCATATAAATGAAGAAGAAAGAGATGATGGACCAGCAGTTGGGATTGCACCTACATATGAACAATTAAGTGCGATTAATGGTTTATCTTATGTTGAAAGAAGAGGATATTTACAAGCATTAAATAATTTTGTAAATTCAGATGGGTTTCCAAGTTATAAATATTTAAGTAATTTAAATGATAAAGTCGATGAGGCAGGTATTTTTAGATTAGACTTAATAAGAAAACAAAATGATCAAGCAGTTGATGGATTTGAAGATACAGAGAGAGAATATAGTCAAAAACTTACCTTCACAAACACACAGTTAATATCAGAAATGAATGATTTATCTCAGAAGCTAGGATATGCACTAACCCCACCAAAAATAGAAAGATTAAAAAATTTTAAGATTAAATTAAAAATAATTATAGGTGAAATGAGAAGAGGGGAGAGAGTTGATGAAAGAAACTTAAGAAGAGGGAATGGTGGAGGAGGAGGAGGAGGTTATGGTGGAGGTTATGGTGGTGGTTATGGTGGTGGTTATGGTGGTGGAGGAGGAGGTGAATTCCAACAAAGACGACCTTCAAGTAGTGATATTTCTTTACCTTCTTATAGGTCTAATGATGGAGGGAGTCAAATAAGAGAAGTAGCAACAAGAAGAAGACAGGGTAGTGATATAGATAGTTTGGTTTATGCAGATGAAGCATCACTAACAAGAGCTATAAGGAATACTAACCCTATAGGCGGGGTGGGGAACGCAGTAAGACTTCCAAATCAAGACACTAGAGCAAAATCAATTTTAAAAAAAAGTACAGCTAATAAAATTGAAGAAATTAGAAGAAGAAATGAAGGTGAATATGAAGAGTTTCATTTTCAAAACCCACCACCATCATATGATTTTTCACAAAAAGAGGTGAGAGTTGAGAGTAGACTAGGAGAACTACCTGAATATATGAAAAAATTAAGGAGAGAAAAAAAACGAGTTGATAAATATATTGAAGGATATGATGAACATGCAGGTTTCGCATATACTTCATCAGAAGAGGAGGATGTAGGTGTGCAACCTAGACATATACATTATACAGTAGAGAATTTAAGAGATATGGATAGAAGAGATTTAGAAGGTTTGATAAGAATGTATAAAGTTGCTGACGAAGCGTTTTCTTCTTTTGAAGCTCAACTCCAAGAACTTGCAAATAGAATGAATGGGAAAGAACCTAAAATATCTGGAAAACCTAGAGGGAAACAAGAAGGGGAGAAAAAAGAAAAAGAACATCTAAGTATTGAAAGAGATAGACGTAGAGCTTTAGCAATGGAAGGCATATCAACATCTCAATACATTGATGCAAATAATCCAAGTTATATTGGACCTACAAGTGATCCTAAAAAGAAACTCATATCAACAAGTAATATTGATGCTATGAAATCAAGAAAAGCATATATAAATAGTCTAAAAAGTATGGATTTAATAATAGGTGCAATTTATAATTTATTAGAAGGTAGAGAACCAAGTGAAGCTGAAATTAGAGAATTTAAAAAACGTAAGTCAAAAGATTTTTTAAAGGACCTCCTATACCAAATTATGGATAATCCAGATATGTATAGAGATTTAGCAGCTAGCGATTTAGGAGGGGGAGGAGGTTCTGGTAGGACGGGTGGTAGAGGTGTAAATGATGAAAGATTAAAAAGAGACCAAGAAAGACATGAAGCATATGTGAAGGCTAGTCAAAAAAGAACTCCAGAAGAAAATCAAAGAATTGCAAAAGAATCAATTGAGAGACAGCAACAGAATACAAAAGATTATGAAGCAAGATACCAAGCAAATCAAGAGAATACAAATAGGTTATTAAGGGGTGATGGTGTTAAAAAACATTCATTTATTAAAAGTAGGATTAAGATAGGAAAAGGGATTACAAGTCATGAAGAAGAACCAAAATTTAGACTGTTTGGGAAATTTATGATACATATGCCACAATTACATAAAGATAATATTCTTAACTTAAAATATCAAAGTAATGGTCCTATACCTTCAATCAAACCTGTTAGAATAGATGATAATTATAAAGAGTTCGTTCTTGATGTTCTTCATTCTGGAAGAGTTAACGATAGACATTTTAAAAGTCTAACAGAACCTGAACAAACTCATTTTGTTAAAATTACAAGAGGTGCAGGAATAATAGAACATTTAAAATTAAAAACACAAAATCATGATAAAGAAGAAGAAGAATTAAAACGTTTAGAACTCTTAATCGGAGAGGTGGAAGCAGGTAATGATAATGAAAAAATGATAAAAGAAGCGAAAACATTAATTAAAAAATTTGTATCTAATGGAAGAATAAACAAAAATAAAGGAATGGATATGTTAATGACATTAGAAAAATAATTTAAATTAAAAAAAAATAATATAATATAGTATTATATAATGCCTAGAAGTATAATTTTAAACCAAACAAATATCGTGCCTAATACAGGTAATTCTATTTTACAATATAACTTCCCTACAGGAGGTGCAATCTTTACAGATGAATTAATTGCGGTTCAACAAGTATCACTTTATCAATCTGTATTTAATATAACAGTTGCAAATAATAATAATTCATTTAGTTATATATGGGTTGATGGAACAGTTAATCAAGTCTTAATTCCAGATGGTTATTACAATTTAATTGATATAAATGCATTCTTTCAATCTGTCATGGTGGGTAATCTTCATTATATGGTTGGTGATAATGTATATGTATATTATTTAGAATGTGTTGTTAACCAAACAGCTTATGCGTATCAAATAAATTGTTATCAATTAAGTGCAAGCATAGCAACAGCAAATGGATTAACTAAACCAGAAGGTTCAACATGGTTATTACCTACAAATTCTATAACTCCTATTCTTATTGTTCCACCAACTAATTTTACAAAGTTAATCGGATTCGATGCAGGTAATTATCCAAATGCAGTAATTAAAACCAATCTTCTTAATACTCCACCTAATCAAATTGAAACTCCTTCTTTTAGTGCGACAGTTAATTTTCTGTCTCAAAATGCTCCTCAAATAGTCCCACAAAGTTCTTATTTATGTTTATGTAATCTTGTAAATAACAGACTTGCAATACCATCTCAGCTTATATATTCATTAACTCCAACTAGTGCTCCATTTGGTGAGATATATTCAATTCAGGTTTCTGAACTTGCTTTTAATAAGATTGAAAATGGTCAGTATACAAATATAAGATTTGAATTTAGAGACCAATTAGGAGCTCCTATTGTTTTTCAAGACCCACAAATGCTCATACTACTTCTAATAAAGAATAAATCAGAATTAACATATTTATCTTAAAAAAATATCTTAAATAATATTATAGTAATGTATCTTTTAAAAAGACAAAAAGCATCAGGAGCATTCAATGTCAAACCTAGTAAACATGGAGGATTTAAAAGAATGATGAGAGATAAAGTTGAAGGATATGGTGTTGGGAAAGATATATATAAGGATATGGAAACAGGTAATCATAGAACACATGAACATCTCCAACATCACACAAATCATTTAAGAGTTAAAGCAAGTAAGCCACGAAAATATATAAGTTTGAATTTATAAATAACCTGTGGTAAATCTTTAGTTTAAATTATTTAAAAATAAAATAATTTAAATTTTTTTTTTTTGTATTCTAATAATATATATAATGGCTGATAATTTAGTTTATGAAGAAAGTTTGAATACCGAGATTGACCAAAGTGAATTTATTTCCAAAAAATGGGTTTATGTAAACGATAATAACTCGCAGAATTATACTTCACAAATTGTAATCGACTCGACACCTTTATCAAATGCAGGAGGGTGGATAAATTGGCAAGAAAGCTTCATAGTCATGCCTCTTGTAGTTGAATTAAATTGTACTTCTGACGTAAATAGTCTACCTTACCCTTCTGGTGTAGGAGATTATGCATGGGCTTTTAAATCTGGTTTCTGGCAGATGATAAACTCTATGACTGTAGAGTTTAATAATCAGAATGTGATTCAACAAACTCCATTTTTGAACGTATTTCGAAGTTTTAAAGCCAATACAAGTTTTTCACAAGATGACCTTTTCAATGTCGGACCAACTACTGCTTTTCATCCTGATAATGCTAAAAGTTGGAGTTATTGCACTGATTTTTCATTAAATGATATTTATAACTCATATGGAACAAGTATCCCATATTCAAATAATAATAATTTTGAATATTACACCGAAAATGCTATAGGAACAGCCTCAGATTATTCTTATCCTATAAGTGGTGTTGCTGGAGAACCCGGATTAAATGGGACAAATTTAAAATGGAGTGGACAAGACACAGTTATATCTGTTAATGATGAGGGTGGAGTATGTGGTACTAGTGCTTTAATAGGAAATCCAAACGCAATAAATTATGGTATGGTAAAAAGACAAAGTTGGTATAATTATAATCCGTCAAACTCAAATTTTTGTAATGGACAAAATTTTGTTAATGATGGTAATTCAAACAATAATATATATCGCTCACAACTTTCCCCCCAATCTAAAACTGGATCTTTAGTTTGGACTGTCTATGCGAAATTAAGACTAAAAGACCTAGCAGACTTTTTTGAAAAAATGCCATTACTTAAAGGTTCGACGATAAGATTTTATATTAATACCAATCAAGCAATAACATCCTTCACAATGGTATCTGCACAAGCAAATGCTGTAAGTGGTGATTTAATAAATAATGCAGTATTAGATATAACTAGTGTAAACGTAATAGGAGGATTAACAAATCCTTTAATGCTTGCAAGTGCAGGATTAGGACAGGGGTTATCAACATTAGAAACAGGAACATATAATTTATCTGTATCAATTTTTAAAAATAATTTTACTCAACAAACTAGTGGTGCAAAAAGTAATTTAAATTCATGTAGATTATATGCACCTGTCTACACAATGAATCCTCTTGCAGAATCAAAATATTTATCACTAGCACCAACTAAAAAAGTAATGTATAAAGATATTTTCCAATATCAATTTAACGGAATAGATACAGGTAGTTTCAATTTTTTAGTCACAAATGGTATTGCTAACATATGTTCGGTATTAGTTTTTCCTTTAATTTCAAAAGCAAATACATATACTTCTCAATCAGGTGTAGTAAAATTTTCAACTCCTTTTGGTTCGACTTTGAGTCCTTGTTGTCCTTCTCCTGCAATGCCTGACCCAATAAGTATAACTAACTTTAATATATTGATTTCAGGTGTTAATTTATTTTTAAATAATGAATACTATGACTTTGAAGCTTTCTTAGAACAACTAGCTCAATCTAACCAATTAAATGGAGGTCTAACTACTGGTCTTGCATCAGGTTTAATAAATGAGGATATGTTCTCATCAGGTTATAGATATTATTATGGTGATGCATCAAGAATTTTGCCATCTGAAAGAGGAGTATCTCGTTCAGTTCAAATTGTAGGAAATAACAATAGTCTCTTACAATGCGATTTAATGGTTTTTGTAGAATTTATGAGAGAGATAACAATAGACATTGCTACAGGTGCAAGAATAGAATAATTTAATTTAAATAAAAAAAATATATAGTTTAATATAAATGTTAGGATTTTGTATAGGATTTTTAATTGCATGGTTTCAACAAATTTTAAAAGATAGAAAAAAAGAAGTATTAGAAAGCGATGTTTTGTGAAATAATTAATTTAAATTTTTATCTAAATTAATTATATATATGAAACACGATTTTATTCCGCATCAATTACATCTTACTGAGGATCAAGTAATGAAATTAGTTCATAGCTTACCTGTAATGGTAAGACACCACCAAATGGGTTCAGGAGTGGGTAAACACGTTCTTATGTTGAAACCACAAAATGCTAGAAAACTTCTAACAGCATATAAAAAAACTAAAGGAATGAAACTACATTTACATCCTGACGAACTTCATCATTCTATTCATCATGGAAGGGGGTTATATGATTATGCAAAAAAAGCTTATCATGTAGTAGGAAATACAGTTAATAGAGCATTACAAAATCCGATGATAAATGAGATGGCAGGTGATGCTGTTCATTACGGATCAGATGCACTTGGCACTGCAGTGGGCACCTTCTTCGGAAATCCAGTTGCAGGACTTGCTGTAGGTGAACTTTTAGGACGAGCAGGAGAGCATGCTATTAAAAGTAGAATGGTTGACACAGGAACACGTGATGATAAAGTTTATGGAGACGCAAAATCACAGGCTAAAGAAATTGCTTTTGATGCTATACATAATAAAATTCATGACTTACCACCAGAATATCAAGGAGTTGCTAAAAAAGCATTACAAAATGCATTTGATAAATCATCAATGAAAAATTTAGAACAGAAAAGAGAAAGAGAAATTAAGTTAAGAGGAGGGAAATTGAAGAAAGGTAGTGCGGAAGCAAAAGCTTTTATGGCGTCAATAAGAAAAAAGAAAAGCGGTGGGAAAGTGAACATGGACCCGCTTGGTGTAGGTAATAAAATTAGAGATTTTGGAAACAAAGTTAAAGATACTTTTGTTGATGTAGGGCATAAAATAGAAGATACATTCTCACCTATTGTAAATAAAGTTTCTGATGCAGTATCACATACCCCTGTAATAACAAAAGTATCGGATATAATGAAAAATCCTGAGTTAATGAAAGCAGTTATGTCAAATCCAAAATTAAAAGAAGATATATTATATGATTTAAAAACTGTTGGACATTATGTAATTCCAGCAACTTTAGGAGCTGTTGGTGGGTTTGCAGGAACTGCATTAGGTGGACCTCTTGGTGGTGTTGCAGGTAGTGCATTAGGTTCATATGCGGGAACTCAAGCAGATAAAGCTTTAGGTATTGATGGTAATACTTCATTCGCAGGAATGGGAATTAGAAGACGAGGACGTCCTCGTAAAATTAAAGGTGGTGATTTAGCCTCTGTATCTAAACCATTTAGAAAAGCATTAAAAAATAACTTTAATGGTTTAATACTTTCAAATATAGTTAATGATAATCAACCTGTTTCAAGATTTAGAGTTAATCCAAGAGTTAAACCTTCATCAACTGAAATGACTTTAAGTCCTTATCAATCAATGAGCTCACCAGCAATGAATCCTTTTATTCCAACAAGCTATACTCAACAAGGTGGAACATCTCAAGGATATGGGGGAAGAGGAATCCAGCATCATGATATGGGTATGGCTAATATGGATGTAATTCATTTTGGTCATCCTGAGAATATTGTAAAACATCATAGAAGACGTAAAGGAGGTCATGGACTTTATGGACCTTAGTGTCCTTAAATAATTTAAATTTTTTTTTTTATTTGTTAATATATTATATATATGTTAACGAATTTTGATATTAAAAGAATATGTAATAAACTTGATTTACCTATTATTGGTGTATATAGTAAGAATGAACTTTACAATCTCCCAAGAAAAGTAGGAAGTTATTATATCAATCTTATGGATGACGATAAAACCGATGGTGAAGGAAACAATGGAAGTCATTGGGTTCTAGCTAAAATATATTGCGATAGTGATAGAGAAGGATATGATTCTGATTCAGAAGAACATAAAATATGTAATGCACTTTACTTCGACAGTTTCGGTTTTGGGATGCCTAAATCAGTTTCTGATTTTTTAAAACCTTTTAAACCTGTTTATTGTAATAATCGAGAAATACAATATATTAATACAGATGAATGTGGTTGGTATTGTTTAAATTGTGATTATACATTAGAACATAAACAACATAATAAAACATATTTAGATGATTATGAAATGTTTCTTGAAAAATGGCATAGTAATCCAAAAGATAATTTGAAGCTATTAAGAACTTTCATTCAAAGAGTAAAAAACTTAAAGAATTAATGTTTGTACGCAATAACTAATGAAACATCGTCATTTAATTTTTTATGAAAATAACCATTATAACCTAATTTTTTTAATGTAGTAGGACTCCATTGTCTGAATCTAAGTAAATTGGGAGTTTCATCAACTTTTTTAATTTTGTAATCATGATTTTTTAACCAATCTATTGCATGATTAAGAGATATGTTATGTTTATTAAACAAGACACTTTGAACTATATTTTTTTCCATATATTATAATATTAGAAAAAAATATCTAGTTTTTTTTTTTTTTTAATTTTTTTTTTTTTAATATTATATTTTTTATTATGTAAAAACAAATTTATTTAATTATTGAATCACTTAATACAACT